CACAATTTTCGCAGAAAGTATATTTCATATCCTCTACGATAGATATAGCATTTTTATTAGGTGTATGCTTACACACTTTATTTATTAGTGAATTCATTTTGAATTCCTTTCTTTAAGAGATTTACTTCTTTTTCAATCTTTATACTAGAAGTATAACAGCCACCACTGACATTCTACTAGCCAGTAACCATATCAAAACGGACATACCAGACAATTCGCTGGTGTGATGTAGGTCATGTGGATAACTTGAGCGTGAAATGGTGATGTGATGTGCGTCATGTGGATAACTCACCAGTATACCAGCCAGTATGGGCGTGTCTGTGGATAACCCCTGTGGATAGTCAACAACGAGGACGGGCGTGTCGTGCCCCGAGCCAATGTCCGATTTGCACCATTTGTCATGTGGTGTATATCACATACGACACGCCGTGTTAGGATTTGACTTTTGGGGTTATCTCTGCTATAATTCCATTATACAAAAAAATAAAGAAGCAGACTCAATGAGCCTAGCGAATAACCCTCAACAAGAGGATGAGCCTAGCAAATAAGTGAGTCAGAGATTAGATAGCCTCAATGAGCCTACCAAATAAGCCTAGCAATAGGATGAGCGTAGCAATTAAGTGAGGTATCTCACACAACGCCTACGGCGTGTCGCCTTGACTTTTCAGGGTATATGTGTTAGACTTACGAAGTAAGAAAAACTAAATAAAGACAAATCCTAGTGAGCCTCTGAGCCTAGCAAATAACCCCCTAAAGGGTGAGCCTAGCAAATAAGAGCAAATAACCTAGGTCAGCAAAAAGGTTAGCAAATCGCTAACTAGATTAAAAGAAAGGATATCAAAATGATATCACTAAATACAATAACATTAGAGCCTAGCCATGCTATGGCTTCATCTAATACAGGAAGCCCTATGGTTTTCCGCAATACAGTAGGCAACTACATTAGCCGCAAGGCATATCTAGAAATGCTTGCTACTAAGCAAGGTGTGGTATCACACCGCTATCTATCACCTAACGAAAGCCGTTGGGTTATGAATAACACGAAGGTAGGAAACTAACCATGACTAACCTAGATAAGATTAACGAAGCCATAGAGGCTTTACAAAATGCTAACAAGGCGTTAGTAGAAATGTTTGGAGAGGATAAGGACTAATGCTAACCCTATTACTGATTATCTCATCTCTATCCTTTATCACAATGATATTAGGTATGGTATTAACAAACGAAGGAGTTCTATAAATGAAAATCACTTACACAATTTGGCAAGGTAGCCTACTAAAGGGCAGACTAACTGCTAAGAGCATGAAAGAGATCACCACTCTAATTGATGAACTAAACGAAGGTAAGCCTTCTCTAAAGTTTGTATACATGGTGCATGAGATTGAACAGGTGGCATAGTGGAATTCTACGCAGACCTAGACTATATATCTTTTTATATTAACAATCTATATCCTAGCGGTGTAGCAATAGAGATACCTACATGGTTATTGTTTGGCACTATTGCTTTTATTTGGTCAGTAAAGCAGTGGAAAAAATAAATGGCAGAGTATTCTGCTGAACAACTGAGAAGGCAAGCCCACCTAGAAAATGGTGGGACACTTGCTAACTATGATAGGACACACTACACAGAGTAGTGTGCTCACTATTATTTTTACATTTTATTTTTTTAAACGTGTATCATACATCTGAAAAAAATATTCCAATTTTGTCAAAATAAAAATTTTTTCAGATTTTCAGGGTATAGAGTATAATAAATATATGTGCCAACACGTATATAAATACACAGGTCCTGAACTATGTGGATATTGTGGTTTGGATACCCACGATCCTAATTGGACAAACCTCAACACCCTCTATACCCAATACAAAGAAAAGGTAGGTTTGTTCTACAACTTGACGAAATGGTGGTCTATATGATATCATATATATATGCACTTACTAGGACTAGAAATTCGCAAGGATCGTAGAGAGAAAAAGTACTCTATGAGATCCTGCTATCGTTGTGCCAGAATACTCTGGGTAACAAAAGAAAATATGCGAGTGGATAATTACTGCTCATCATGCAACTAATTCTATCTATCATCATAATTGGTTTGGCAGCGCTATGTCTTCTGATGTAAATCCAAAGGTAGCAAAGATCATTAAAGAAATGAAAAATGATCCTGACTTTCAAGTCCTTATGCAAAAATTAGCGGGTATGGAAGAAGATTCCTGGGCCAATGAAGGCGGTATGGTAACACCAGAACTTGTCAAAGATTACGAAGAACGTCTAAAGTACATGGAAGACAATGGAATCTAACATAACCAGATTACAAGATAACGAATCTGTTATAAATGATGGTTTGGCATTAAAGGTTTTTAATGAAGAGGTTTGTGATAATTGTTCTTGTAAAACCACGGTAACTAATGAAATGATTGAATCTCAAACCTCATTCGAGGAATAACTACCATTTACCAATTGGGCATTTAGCCTTTTCAAGAGTAGTTTTTAATTTCATAAAGCATCCACATTTTTTACATTGGTTTGTTCTTTTTCTAAAAAACTCACAACCATTACAAATTTCGAGACGGTATAGAGAAACCTCTTCTGAGGACTTTGGCGAACCATTAATTAAATCCCAAGGCCTTACATCATCAGAACTCATCAAACAACAACCAATCCTGGCTCTGGTTTGGTAAATACCTTACCTCATCTATAATCTTATTCGCCAATGCCAGATCTATCATTTCTTTTGATGAACTAAAATCATTAGCCTTTGCTGAAAAATAAACCACATAATATATGTCTGGATACTTTAATTTGATAAGGGCTCCATTGGCTATGGCTTTCTTTACGTTATCTGTTCTTTGTGCACCAGGTCTTTTTGATATACCGTTTTCTCCACCCTTAGACTCTATATGTTCTTTATTGTCTGCTATAAAATCTACTTCACATCCAGTGCCAGGCATATATATGTTTTGTTGAATATCTTTAAAACCACGTATTCTTAAATCTTGTAAAACCACTTTTTCAAAACTATCGCCAGACTTTTTAGACTCTGCTTGAAAATTTATCATTTAATAATTATAGCCTACTATCTCCATAACCGACTAACAATGCTTAAAAAACCAATACTAATACAAAGCACAATAATAAAGTTTGCTAAAATATTAATAACTGACATATTATAATTATACAGGCCATATAGAAACAAATACTTCTATTTCAACAATATTGAATGTTTTCATTCATACTATGTTGATATGGAGGTTTGTTATTCTATTTTCGGCTTTTGCTTTGTTCCCGCCGAAAGTTGTAAAAATAATGTTATAATTATACTCATGACTCCACAAGACTGGGCTGGATTAATTTTAACGCTACTATCAATAGTCGGAGTTTTTGCAATCGGAGTTAGGTGGATTATGAAAAAATACATAGAAGATATTATTTACGAAATGAAACCTAATTCTGGAAATTCGATGAAGGACCAAATTACACGGTTAGAAAGTAAGACTGAAAAAATTTTCGACCTTATGGTTGAACACCTAAAAGATCACTCTAAGTAACTATATAGAAGATATCTTAAAAACTTTACTTGCTAGTTATTCTTTTCTTTATATATTTTAAGTATACACTATCACTACCCTGGACATTTGTAATAAAACAATACAAAACGGACATATAGGATTGTTACAATTGTGTAAACTTTTATACACTGGTTTAATACAATAAGTATCTTTTATATCTATACTATTTATCATAATATAATGTTATAATTTTAATGCTGGCACCTAGGATGTTCCCCCACCCCACTACTCCTAGGTGCTTAGCACATTTAATGGTATAATAAAACATTATGGGCGTATCTACAATTGAAAAATATGGTGCAACACCAGCAAACATACAATGGACTGTAGTCCGTGGAGATAGCGCAACGCTTAAAGTAGAATTTTTTGAAGATGACGAAGTTACAGAATATGACACCTCAGACTGGACATATAGTGCTACAGCATATGATTCTAATGGTGATATCTTAGACGAACTTGTTACTACAAGTGGGGATGGGTATGTTGAAATTTTTGCTCCATCAACAACTACAGAAAATTGGGGCGGAACTAAATATGGATCAATTGTGGCAGAGTTAAAATTTGACCTACAAATAGTTATTTCTGGCGGTAGCGGTCAAAATGCAGATACTGTTTGGACTCCAGTAATTGGAGCCATATCTGTGTTGGGCGATGTAAGTGCAGGATTATAATGCCAGTAGTAAAAATATCAGCAAAAAAGGATAATCTTCCACCAATTATAAAAATTGGTAAAAAAATATTTAAAGTAAAGAAATAGTTTTATGTCTAAAAGCATGGACTTTCCAGACGTTTCAAAAAAGAAAAAATATTCTGAAGCGGTACAAGGCACTCAAGAACTTAATACTAATTACATCGCTGTTCCTGGAATTCAAGGAGAAAAGGGTGAACCTGGACCAAAAGGTGAAAAAGGGGATCAAGGAATACAGGGCCTAAAAGGAGAAAAAGGGGATAGAGGTACAGAAGGTCCACAAGGTCCACGAGGAGAGCCAGGAAAGGGTGCTGAGGGGTATGACAGCATGTCTGGTCAATATCCAGGATGGGCATATTACAATAATAAAAATTTAACTGAATCAAGGCTTGGTCCAGAAAAAGGTGATGATGGGTGGGTATCTATAGGTTTTATAAAAGATGAAGATAAGTCTAATGAAGTATATATACCAAAAGGCTCAAATACTTTATGGAATAACGAATCAAAAAATTTTAATTTTAAAACCTTAAAAATGGGAGCAAGGGTAGACATAAGATATGATTTTACTATAACCACTTATATGAACAATACAGAGGTTTGGACTAGACTGTTTATTCCAGAGTACGAAAAATCTCCAACAGGGTATGTTTCAGTTTTAAAATATCAATATTCTTACGATATGTCTTATAATCAAACAATTTATATAGATGCTCAAAGAATTCGTACCACAGGTGGCGCCATACAGTTTAGGGCAGACAACGAAAGTAACATAATGCTTAATGGTATATATGTTTCTGTTTCTTGATGGTATAATGTTAGAGGAGGAATAATGGCATTTCCAGGTTCTTATAATTTTAATTATTATCGTGGCGACACATTTCAATTTGTGATTCGCCCTAAAACAACAAATGGATCATCATTTGATTTATCAGGATATACCGCTATCTTTACAATTGCAAATGTTCGTGGATCTAGCGGAACGCAATATTCAGATGCTCAAGGAATAACTGCTACAGTAAATGCAACAACAGATATTGTAACTTGTACAATAACTCCAGCAGGTGGAAATATATTAAATTCTGGAACCTACGTTTATGATGTTCAAATTACAAACCAGTTAGAAGTACACACACTACTTACTGGAACAATAACAGTAACAGATGATATTACAGGTGCATTGTAATGCCAGATGTATTATTATCAAATGATGATATTACGGTTTTAGGCCCCCCAGAAACTGTAGAAGTTTTAGTAGATATTGGTCCCGCTGGAACTAGAGGTAGCAAAGTATTTGTTGGTATTGGAAACCCAAACATAGAAGAAATTGGAGAAACTCCAATATTAAATGATCTATATATTAATGCATCAACAGGAGATAACTATGGATTTTTATATCAATATGTATCTCAACCTGGAGGTAATACATGGATTGAAATATTAGAGTTAAATCCAGTAATATATTCTAAAAATTTTTTAATAGAATTTATTAATGGAGAAGCATCTATATCGATTCCTATTTCAAACATTGTTACATCTATTTCTAATCCATTAGTTTCTGAAAACTTTAACGTTCAATTTAATTTTATTAATAATAATCCAGTTGCTGCATCTATGAGCATTCCAGCATTAGTTGGAGATGGTAATGATTTAGTTATAAACTTTAAGGCAGTTGAACATAGAACTGACACAGATTCTGGACCATATGGAGATTGGGCCTTACTGGATGGACAAACAACAGTACATTTATTTATAACAGTGTTATCTATAGATGAGGAGTCTTAGAATATATTCTTTATGATATAATTCTAATGAGGTGATCTTATGGCAGCAGAATCAATAGGTAGTTTAGTACCAACAAAAATTCCAGGGTATTCAGACCCTGCAGATATTCAGGCAGCACTACGTCTTTATCACTATGGAGATTACGACTATACTCCTTCAAATTCAAATACTGCAAATCTTGTAAACCCCTCAATTGCTTATACAGTTAATAATTTACAAACTCAAATCAATAATCTTGACGTAGGGTCAACACTAAAAGCAACAGATTTTAATGCTAAAGGTGATTTACTTTCTGCATCAGCAAACGATACATTATCTGTTTTGCCAGTAGGAACCAATGGACAGGTTTTAGTTGCTAATTCATCAACGGCTTCTGGATTACAGTGGGCCTCGCCAGATGTAACCAGCACAAATACAGTAACTCTTACAAACAAAACTTTAACAGCACCAGTTATAAATATTGCAATAAATCCACAAATAATAGCCTATCAACTTGTTCTTACAGATAATGGGAAAATGGTTGAAATTTTAAACTCTTCTCCAATTACAGTTTCAATTCCAACAAACAACGTAGCGTTTCCAATTGGATCACAAATTACAATTTTACAAACTGGGACTGGACAAGTAACAATAGCAGCATCCACACCTGGCACAACAACAATAAATGGAACTCCAGGATTAAAGTTAAGATCTCAGTGGTCATCTGCTACATGTATTAAACGTGATACTGAGTCTTGGGTTATTCTTGGAGACTTAGTTGCATAATGATAAAAATTGGATCCATATCATCCTCTGATGGTAGAAAACCAGGGACACCAACAATTGGAACTGCAACAGGAGGAGATGCTCAAGCAACAATTACTTTTACTGAACCAAGTTATTTAGGAAAGCCCAATTCTTCTTTAACATATACAGTAGTTTCATCTCCCAGTTCTATTCAAAACACTGGTTCTTCATCTCCTATTACAGTTACAGGTTTGTCAAATGGCACATCTTATACGTTCAGAGTTAAATTAAATAATACCGTTTTGGATTCTGAACTTTCATCATTAAGTAATAGCGTAACACCAGTAGCAACTTCAGTATTTGGATTTTCTCCTGCTCCGTATGGATTTACTCCATTCGGATTCACACCAGCACCACCAATATTCTCATTCGGTGGAGCCTACTTTGGACCTGGTGGCGGTCCTGGAGGTGGATATGGGTTTAGTGCTCCTTGGTCTAACTCAATCAGTTTACAAACAAAAATTAGAACACCAAATGGTTTAAAACTTGCTGGAGAAATACAGGTTGGAGATACCGTTTACTCACTAAATATTCCTTCAGGTTTGGATGAGCAAGAATGGCTATCTTGGAGTTCTGATCCAGATAACTTTACTGCAAACATTGTAGAAACAACAGTCACATCTGTTTTAACAGCACCTGGATCAACATATGTTTATGTAGATGGAGACATATTTACTCCAACACACTATATCTTAACAAAGAAAGATGCTGTCATAAAGTTTATAAAAGTAGATGAAATAGACAATACATATCAAAGATATTCTTATGAAGCAAATGACTTTGTAGATATTGAAATTGTTGAAGATATTGCTGTTGATCAAAATAATATTTCAATTCACTGTGAACCACATGATAACTTCTTTACAGAACAAATGGTTGTTCTAGAGTCTTTACCACATTGATTTATTTTTATTATATATAATAAAATACCCTCCAAGTCAAAGCAAGGAGGGTATTTTTATATTAAATTATACTACTTACATGGATACTTGTTGTACCATTCTTGATACCGTTTTCCATTTACGGAACTCCATGAAGACCAATCTTCCCCACCCTTAGTCATGTGAAGAGCGATCTGTGCATTAACAACTGGGTTAAGCAATTCGGCATTTGAGTCTAACTCAAACTTTTCTCTACGATCTGACCCAAGTTCCCCTAGCATATTTATTTGAAATACACCATAAGAACTATCTCCAGTTTTTACGTTACCGTTGAAAGCAAGGGGGCGACCATTAGACTCTGCCTTTGCAATAGCACAAGCAGATCTCAAAGCCTTACCCTTAAATCCTACAGCCTTTAACATATCAACCAGTTGCTCATCAGTCAAGTTATGAGCATTTTCATATTTTTCAAGTTTTTTATCTTTAGAAACCAAAAAAGCCACCTGTTGGGTGGCAGACGCATCTAAAGACTTTTTACTTAGTAAGTTATTCTCGGCAGTAGCCTTTGCAGAGCCAGAAAAAACGGCACCACCAATAACCAAAACCAACACCCCTAGCCAAACTTTTGCTTCTCTCATTGTAAATTACCTCCTAGAGAACAAATGCTACCAATAGGTAGCATATATTAATTATAACATGAATTTGTCAATTGAGTCAACTTTAACCAATAAAGTTAAAAATATTTAAAAATATTTTTTTAGTTGGTGGTATAATGATAATATTATGGCAACTGGTGCAACATCAACTTATGATTTACCTTATCCACTATCTAGTGATCCAGTAAATATTCATGAAGATTTTCAGGATTTGGCAGAACGATTAGAACTTATTTTACCAACTATAGGTTTGCCATATCATACGATAGAAATAAAAAATGTAAGTGGTGTAACCATTGCCAAAGGAGACCCAGTTTACATTACTGGATTTTCAACAAAAACAACTGTAGCAAAATGTGATTCTGATAATCTTAGTACTTTTCCAGTATTAGGATTAGCACAATCTGCAATTGCAAATAACACTGATGGAGTTATAGTTATATCTGGAATTTTTACTAATATAAATACAAGTTCTTATTCCGTTGGCAATACTCTATATGTAGCAAATAATGGAGGACTAACTGCAACACAGCCAACAAGTGGCTCTGGGGTGGTAGCAATAGTGGCAAAATCCAATGCAACTACTGGAGTATTAATTGTTGGACAGCCAAAAGGCAACGGCACTTGGGGATCACTGAAAGCAGGATTATCATAATGGCAACACTAAGATCACAACAACAAAGTTCTTATTCAGTTGGTTTAATACCACCTACAGTTAACTGGACAATTGTAAAAGGAGACACTTCATCGTTTAGAGTGTATGTAACAGATGACAATAAAGACCCACTAGTAATTGAAGACTGGACAATTGAGATGGAAATTAAAAGACCAACAATTGCGGGAAATTTAAATGATGCAGATCCAGCGGGAGTATTAGTTCTTACTCCTATTGCTACAGCACAAGATGGTGACGGAGAATTTACAGTATCCCTAACGTCTAATGAATCAAAAAGTTTAAATACTGGAGATATTTTTGATATTGAATTAAGGGATGCTAGCAGGGTATGGACAGTTGCTCGTGGTATATTAACAGTTATTGAAGATGTTACAAACAGCGATGAGTCATAATGGCTTTAGCAATAATTATTGATGAAACAAAACAAAAAATAAAAAAGGTTAATTCTTTTAGTTATCCAATTACAAAAATTATTCCGATAGAGTCTGGAATAAAAATTAATGAGGTTTTACCATTTAGAATTAGATTTTCTACAATTGGAATACCATCAGCATACGCTGGAGTTCCTGGAATTGGAATTCAAATTATTGGAATCAATAACTATATACTTTAAAATATGTGATATAATTCTTATATGGCTAGAACACCAATATCATCAATAAAGGCACTTTTTCAAACTGGAGATAGACCAACCCAGGAGAACTATGAAGATTTAATTGATACCGCTTCTGCTCAAGCAACAGACTTGGGAAGTTTTGGTAATAATGAATCAACTATTAATGGTATTGAAAACTCAACAGTGTTTGATAACTTTTTAGCAAGTGAGTTCAGATCAATGAGATATATAATCTCAATTAAAAAGACTTCTGGAGGCGCAAATAAATTTTACGCCACAGAGATGAATATTCTTGTAGATGGAATAGATGTTTCAGTTACAGAATATGCAACAATTGATAACGATGGGAATATTGGCACCATCTCTGTTTCAAGGGCTGGAGATACAGTTTCATTAACTGTTGTTCCAGTGTCGGGGCAAACCCCTATAACTCTACGCTACATGCGTATGGGATTAAAGGCTTAACCAAGGAGATAAAAGATGGCAACCGTAACAAAAGATTTTAGAATAAAAGCGGGACTTGTAGTTGAGGGATCAACTGCGACCGTTAATGGAAAGAACATAATCACAGCAGGCACAGTTGATGCTAAAGGTGATTTAATTGTTGGTAGCGCAGATGATGCAGTAGCACGTCTTGGCATTGGAAGCAACGGACAAGTACTTACAGCAAACTCATCTGCTACATATGGTGTTGAGTGGTCAGCCCCAGCAGCAGTTGGTGTATTTGGTACAAGTATTGAGTTTGAGGGTGCAACAGCAGATTCTTTTGAAACAACTCTTCAAGTAGTAGACCCAACAGCAGATCGTACAATCACACTTCCTGACGTAACAGGTACTGTGGTTACATCTGGTGATACTGGAACAGTTACAGCAACAATGCTTGCTTCAAATTCAGTAACTACCGCAAAAATTACAGATGCTAACGTAACTGCTGCTAAACTTGCTGCAGACTCCGTAGAAACAGCAAAGATTGTTGACTTAAACGTAACAACAGGAAAACTTGCTGGAGAAGCAGTAACTACAGCAAAAATTGCAGATTTGAATGTAACTAATGGCAAACTTGCTGCAGATTCAGTAACAACTGCAAAGATTCTAGATGCAAACGTAACAGATGCAAAACTTGCTGCAAACTCAGTAACAAATGCTAAGATTGCAGATTCAGCAGTAGACACAGCAGAACTTGCTACAAATGCAGTAACCACATCAAAAATTGCAGACCTAAATGTAACTACTGGAAAACTTGCAGATAGTGCAGTAACAACAGCAAAGATTACAGATGCTAACGTAACTGCTGGTAAACTTGCTGCAGATTCTGTAGAAACAGCAAAAATTGTAGACGGTGCAGTAACCTCAGCAAAAATTCTAGACGGAACAATCGTAAACGCTGACATTAGTGCTTCAGCAGCAATTGATCAGTCAAAGATTTCAGGGCTTACAACATCACTTGGTGAAAAACTAGCACTTGCTGGTGGAACAATGACTGGTGCAATTGCAATGGGAACAAACAAGATCACAGGTCTTGGTACACCAACTGATGGAACAGATGCAGCAACAAAGAATTATGTAGACTCAGCAGCACAGGGTATTGATTGGAAAGCGTCAGTCCGTGCAGCAACAACTGCAACAGTAACTCTTGCATCTGATTTAGAAAATGGAGATACTCTTGATGGAGTAACTCTTGCAACTGGAAATCGTATTCTTGTTAAAAACCAATCAACTGGTTCAGAAAACGGTATTTATGTAGTTAAAGCATCTGGCGCTCCAGATCGTTCAACTGATGCAGATACAGGTGCTGAACTTACTTCAAACTTTGCGGTATTCGTAGAAGAAGGAACTGTAAACGCTGATCAAGGTTATGTATTAACTAACGATGGCGCAATCACAATTGGAACTACAGCCCTTACATTTACTCAGTTTACTGGTTTAGGACAAATCGTTGCTGGTACAGGATTAGACAAGACTGGAAACACTCTTGATATTGATTCAACTGTAACAACAAATGATGGAACTCAAACCCTTACTAACAAAACTATTAATGGTTCAAGTAATACCATTACGAATGT